ATCGGCATAATATCCGTTATAAGGGTCATAACCATCACAGTCAATACCAGCATCCTGCATGAATGTAACCATCAAACCAGTGCCACAGCCGTAATCCAAAATGGTTGGGTTATCCTTGCCTGATATTTGTCGGATGCGGTCAAGCCGGGTTTGGTTTAACTCATCGGCATTGCGTTCATCTTCTTTGCCACCGCCAACCATGCCTGATTGGTCTAACTTTTTACAGAAGATGTTTGCCAACTCATCAGTGTAGTATTGCACCCCACCTTTGATGAATGCCTTTTTGGCTACCTTCCCTGTTATCGGTGATTTAGTTTTGCTCATATTTTGATTTCAATATCTGTGTCAGGTTCATTATTGTCCATGCACCAAACCCATTGTCACCCGTTGGGATTACGTTATGCGCAGTCGGGCAGATTTCAACAACACGTGGGTGCTTCATTACCTCAGCTATTGCGTACGCCATTGATTGATTGCCGACAAATAACTCACAGCCCTTAATGATGCCGCACAGCTCCGCAAAGTCTTTCACTTCGATGTGAGAAATGTCGGGCAGTTTGGCCGAAATGATGCGGTATTCATCGGGCAGTCCTACAAATTTAATCTTGTCCTGATACCTGCGCAGGATGGAATAATCAAAAGTCGGGTTGTGATACCGGGCTGTTCGGTTTAAAATGATTTGGTGGTTGCCTATTGGCTCAATATCAAACGCTATTGGCTCGGCAAGATTGCAGGTCAGTTCGGGGTATATGTGGAAGTACCACTGGCTGATGTGGCCCGTGTAATTGTGAAACTTCCTGAATAGATTAAAATTGTAGTCGCATTTTGCGGCTTCATCTGTGATTGTGCATTTGCCGATAAAGTCGGTGGACATCAGCAACGGAACGAGCATTTGCGCCATCTTTAAATTCATCTGCACCTTGCCCATCGGGTGATTGAAATTGTATTGTGCTGGTACATCCACCTGTAAATACAGATGCACTTTGCTATCGTGCAACCGGGATGCTGCTCTCATTGCCGGGAGTGCATAAATCAAATCCCCTGCGTTTCCGCCATGAATAATACTAACCATTCAGGGCCTCCCGATATAATCTTTTCAAAGCATCAAACATACAACTGCGACACGCTGGGAACGGTTGGCCGTACAACTGTCTGTGTACCTCGTTTAATTTGGCATAATACCCAGCTTCCAATGAGTATGTGCCGGTCTTGTTTATCCTCTCAATATGCGACTTCAAGTCAAGGCAAAGTGAACGCTGTTCAGGTGTCATATACGAGTCATTATAAAGTAACAAACACAGGGTAAAACAACCCCCATAGTGATGCCAATCAATGTGATTTCAATTAGTGTCATAGGTATCGGTCAATTAAGGCCCCAAATATAGCACATAATGCACCATAAATCACTCCGTACAATCCGAATTCAACGGCAAACCATACCAGCCCGGTCCACCATGATAGGCAGAAACCGCACTCAAAAGGTTTGATTGTTTTGCGGTAGCGGCTGTCCAGCGCATAGACAAATGAAATCATCGGTGGGAAAAAGTACCGGGAAAGCAGAACGCACAATGCGGCCACTCCCAAAATGTCAGTCATCGTATTCATTATATTTTTCTTTGATTTGTGTTTTGATTGCGTTTATGATATGGCTAATCTCCCGGTAATTGATTTTCGTTTCCCGGGCCATCAATGCCATGCTTTGTTTGTCTTCCCATAGCTGCCATAGTTTAACCACATACCATTCGGAACGGTTAAAATGGTTTGCCACCTCTTTGAAGTTTACAGATTGTACCGCTTCCTGTTTTTTACGCAGGTGGGTTTCATCGTAGTCCTCGGCTTCCTCATCGTATTCATCAGGTAGCGCATCCATTGACCGTAAAAAATCCCGGTAAAACTTTGTGTATCGGTTGCCGTTCACCGCATTGAAACCAACACGGACAAGGTAATAAACTAGCTCATTCCTTTGGTGCAGTTGTATTAGGCGGTCGGCATCCATTTCACAGCAGATAAGCAAAAGGTGTTGTTGTAGGTCGGCAGCGACATGGCTTCCAATTTTATTGCAGAAGTCAGGCAGCCATTTGGAATTGGCAAGTTCAATCAGTATCTCTGTGCGCTTGTTCAAGTTTAAGTGCATGAACTTTTTTGAGCCAATCTTTGAATGACTTGTTATCCCCATACCGGGCATGATCTTTTCTGCACAAGGCCATCAAGTTTTCAATTACATCAGCGTGTTTGCTTCCACCCATCCCCCGGGCTTCGATATGGTGAATGTCCACAGCTTGTGCGCCACACACCTCACAAGGGATGAAATCACTTTTGTCATAGCCGAAATGGTCAAGGTAAACTTTGGTGTGTTTTTTCACAGCAGTTCAAATTCTTGAACATATCCATTAAAAACTTCGTGTTCACCTATACGATAAGGAAAACTATCTGAATATGAATACCAATTTTTTCTATCTACTTCATCATTACCAGTTGACTTTGGAATTGTTTTGGAATACGCTTCTATCTCCTGCATAATATCTGCAAGTTTGTCCATTGCATCATTTTCATTTTGATAAATTCCAAAGACTTCATAGTCAAATTCATACTCTTGGTCGGTTTCTAATACTACTGCATAAACTTTCATGGCACAAAGTTTATGCGTATTTAGTCTATTTTATTAAATTGTGGATAACTTTGATACAAATAATTTAACAAAAACTATTGCAAGTATAGTTTTCTATATTAGATTTGCAGCATGGAAAACACAAAAACACCTTTCGAACTGGGCTATGAGGCCTGTCAGCAATTCAACTACTGGGGAACAAATGATGAAAACCCCTACTGGAACAACTCGGATGAGTTTAAAGAATGGGAAAAGGGATGGTCGTGGTACATCACCCAAACTATTGAATGGGAACGTGACGAACAAAGCGACATTGATTATCACGAACGTCAGGAGTACTGCAACGAATAAAAATAAATTTGGAAATCTAAAATCTTTGTTTTATAATTGCATATCGGAATAACAGGAATTAGACCCCCTGCCGAGAACCAAGCAAATGAGAAAAAATATAATCAACACCCACGCGAGTAAAAGGTCGGCTATCTTGGGGCCGGGTCTAACCTTTGAAAGTGTGGGTGTTTTTTTTATGAATATTTACAAACCCACACCATTACCAGTCGCATATTGTGACGAACAAATCGCAGAACTTGAACTGCGCAAAGAGTATGAAAATTACAGGCGAGAAAATCAGGTCATCACGTTATTACAATGTGAGTACTTATGGATGAAACTTGACCTGCAAATCATCTATTACAACCAATGCAAAAAATTAACCCTTAAACAAATATCAAAATGAACAAAACAATTTTATTCCACGATCAGGATTTCTCAAATCAAATCAGCACATGGTCAGGAGCGCAAGGCCTTACAATTATGCTTGAAAATCCAAGTAGTCACGAACAACTTTCAATTACATTAGATGCGGAAACAGCACAAGGTTTCATTGATGAAATGCAGGATTGGTTAAATACATATACACAAAATGAGCACCGGCTGGATTAAGATACATCGGAAATTTATAGAATGGCAATGGTTTGACAAGTCCGAAGCCGTGCATTTATTTCTTTACATTCTTTTGAAGGCAAATCACGCTGACAAAATGTGGCAAGGTCATTATGTTAAACGTGGTCAGTTAATTACTTCAATTGGCCACTTGTCAATAGCCACGAGCATTTCACAGCGTTCTGTTAGAACATTGCTAAAAAAGTTTGAAAACACAGGTGAAATTGAAGTAAAAACGACAAACAAATTTACCCTTGTAAGTGTCTGTAAATATGAGTGTTACCAAATTGCTGACGAAGAAAGTGACAAACAAAACGTCACTCAAACAACAATCAAACGACAATCAACTGACAAACAACTGACAACAAACAAGAATGATAAGAATGAAAAGAATGTAGAGAATATAATACCTACGCTCGATGAATTTTGCGAATACGGAATGAAAGGACTGAAACCCGGTTATCGTTACCCTATTGAAGCCAAATACAATCAATGGGTGGAAGCTGGGTGGGTGGATGGTCATGGCAAAAAGATTAAGAACTGGAAAACCAAACTTGCAAACACCATCCCATTTTTAAAACCTATTGAAGTTGAACAGGCGAAGGCAATAAAATATTTAGAATGATAGAACAACAAATTCTCGGAACATGGCTGCAAGGTAAGCAGCTTGATTTAACTGCAACCGTACGCAGCGAATGGTTCACCGTACCAAAATACCGCACACTATGTTTGACCATTCAGGCAATGTACATTAATAACGAGCATATTGACAACGTGGCGGTGGTAATGAAGCACCGTGACATGGCAATGGACATCGCAGGGCTGAACAACTACTACACAGGCGAAAGCATTACCCGACTTGTTTCAATGTTACATCAGGAATACATACGTAAAACCCTGACTATTGACTTGACAAAAATTGTCAATGACCTGACCAACGGAAGTGAAATAATGCAGTCCATGTCGGAAGTTCAAAAAACTATTGACGAATTGCAACTCAACGAAAGCGGACAAGCCATTGACCTGATCACTTTACTCGGTGACCGCTTCGACAATTTGGAGAAACGCAGCAAGTCCGAAATAAAAACTATTGGTTTGCCCACCGGGTTCGCCAAACTTGACAAGTACATCGGTGGTTTTGTACCCGGTGAAAACGTGGTGGTTGCAGGTCGGCCTGGGATGGGTAAGACAGCGTTTGCAGTTAGCATCGGGATTGCTCATGCAAAGCTGGGTGGCAGGGTTATAATGTTCAGCATGGAAATGTCAAAGGAACAACTCGCAGACCGCATACTTTCATCTTTGGGCCGGGTGGATAACCTGAAAGTGAGAAACGCTGATGTGAATGAATTTGAACTTGAAAACATCGCACGTGAATTACTGCTGATTGATTACAAATTTCAAATCGAAGACAGCACAATGCTTGACATTGCCCAAATAAAAACCCGAATTAAGACCATGAAGGTAAAGCCAACGCTGGTAATCATTGACTATATGCAGTTGGTCAAAAGCACAGGCGGTAAAAACCGGGAGCAGGAAATAGCCAACATATCCCGGCAATGCAAACTTATTGCCAAAGAATGCGGATGCACCGTGATGCCATTGTCTCAACTTAACAGGGGAACAGAGGAAGGCAATAGCCGCCCAAAATTGGCAAACCTACGAGAGTCCGGTGCAATAGAACAGGATGCAGACACGGTGTTATTCCCATACCGGCCCGATTACTACGAAGCCCAAAAGAATGGCGGCAACCCTCCTGAACTTGAAGATGCTGAACTCATTATTAGCAAGTGCAGAAATGGCATGACCGGAACGCTGCAATGCAATTTTATTGGAAAAACAGTTGAATACATTTTTTAATTAAATATAAATAACTATATTTGCACCATGAGACACGGCAGTTTGTTTTCAGGCATCGGTGGGTTTGATCTCGCTGCCGAATGGATGGGATGGGAGAATGTATTTCATTGCGAGTGGATGGAGTTTCCACGAAAGGTATTGGAATACTATTGGCCGGAAGCAGACAGCCACATTGATATATGCAAAACTGATTTCAAAAAATATGAAGGAACAATTGATGTTATTTCCGGTGGCTTTCCATGTCAGCCATTTTCACTCGCAGGAAAGCGAAAAGGAACAGATGATGAACGCTACTTGTGGGGCGAAATGCTACGAGCAATACAAGAAATTAAGCCCACATGGGTCATTGCAGAAAATGTCTTTGGTATCACAAATATTGATGGCGGACTGGTTTTCGAGCAGGTGTGCCTTGACTTGGAAGCTGAAGGGTACGAAGTTCAACCGTTTGTTATTCCAGCTTGTGCCAAAAACGCACCGCACCGAAGGGATAGATGCTGGTTTGTTGCCTACTCCAACCGTGATGGATCAAACCAATGCAACGGCAACGATGAAGTCAACGCAAGTAAAGGAAGGCAGTATGCACTCGGTTACGTTAAATCGATACCTTCAAACTTCCAAAACTTCCCAACTCAATCCCCGATTTGTGGCGGAGATGATGGGCTTCCCGCCGAACTGGACGGAATTACCTTTTCAAAGTGGAGAAACGAAAGCATCAAAGGATATGGTAATGCCATAGTACCACAAATAGCATACGAACTTTTTAAAATAATAGAACATGAGAATAAAAATCAAAGCACCACAGCACAACAGCCGGACAACATTTCGCCAAAGTGAAATCGACAGAATGAAAGAAGTAATCAGACACCAGCAAATCCGCATCAGGGAATTGGAAACCGTGCTGAAAGTACAGGACATTGACAAGGATGATGAGCATATCAAGGCCACACACCTTGCAATCAGGTCGGTATTTCCGTACTATCAGCCCGAATTTATCAAGGTGAAAGCCCGTAAACGTGAGGTGTTGGAATTGCGGCAGATATTCATTTGGATTTTGCGGCATAAAACCTCGTTATCGTTGAAGAAAATCGGTCAATTATGCGGTGGCCGTGACCA